CTTTAAATTGTTCGGGTCAGCTTTTCCACAAGTTATAAACTTTCAAAAGAAGCCTATTAAAATTAAACACACACCGACAATGCGTGTAGGTTTAAATATACAGGCTAATTCTAAAGAAAATAACTTTATGGAGGTTAATGGCTTTTGGTGGTGTTGGGATTACAAAAGACAATACGAATTTATACCGAAGTTTTATCCTATGTTTAGTAAATTGGAAAATGATAATCCAATTGAAATTATGCATATCAAACAATTATCTAGCGAACCTTATTTTCCTTATCCTGATTGGTTTAGTGGTTTGAAAAGTGCAAAGATTGAAAGTGCATTAATTGATGACGCTATTAACCACGTTCAAAGAGGGTTTCAAGGTAAGACCGTTATTAATATTAACGGTGGTAACATGATGTCGGAGGATGAAAAAGAAGCTATTAAAACAAAAGTAGGAAACGAATATACAGGAACTGAAAACAGCGACGGAGTTATAATTTCAGTTAATGAAGGTGCAGAAGATGCGATTGTAGTTGATACGATTGAACCGCGTGGAAGAAACGACCAATTTGTAACGTATGATGAAGTAGCTGAGATTAAACTAATGGCAGCGCACTCGGCTATGAATATTTTGTTTCAGCGTCCGGGCAGTTCAGGATTCTCTAATAATGCTGATGAAATTGCAACCGCTACAGATAGTTTATACTTAGGTGTTATTAATCCAATGCGTGAAATATTATTAGAAGGGTTGGGGCAAATTTTCAAGAAAATAAACCCGTTATGTGAGTTAGATTTTGTAAATTTCGGACAAGAAAAAGCAATTGTTTCAGATGTTGAAGATGAAGTAGCGGTTATTGATGACACAACAGCCAACGCACAAGCACAATTGAAAGGGTCAGTCGGTGGAGTTCAGTCATTATTGGAAGTACAAGCTTCTTATGCTGCGGGAACTACTACTTATGAAAGTGCAATTGCTATTTTGGATTTAATTTTTGGCTTCAACAGAGAGCAAGCGATTAGATTATTAGGAAATCCTGAGAAAACAGAACCAATAACACTACCAACAAATGAGTAAATATTTAATAACAATAGAAGATGTCGCTTTATTAAGTGGATTTGATGGAAATATCGATAATGATACGATAAATCCATTTATATTCATGGCACAACGCAACGATATTAAGAGGATTTTAGGCAATGATTTGTACACTAAAATTGCTGATGACTTTGAAGCGGATACTTTAGCAGGGGATTACTTAGATATTTTTACAAATTACATTTGTATAATTCAAGCTTACTATACTTGTGCTTATTATCTTCGTTTAGGAGTAGCGAAAGTATCACAAAATGGCGTTTATCTTGTAACTCCAGAAAAAACAGAACAGCTTACAGACGAAGAAAGAAACAAAAAAGCGGAAATGTACGAGAAACTAGCAGTAGGTTTAGAGTTGGAATTTGTAAAGTATTTAGATACTTTAAATTTACCAGAAAGACCAGCACCAAGTACAATAAACGCAAAGTCTAACTTTAATTGGATGAGACCATGTCGCAACAAATAATAAATATTTCAACGCCTGACGATGGATTAGGTGATGTTTTAAGAAATGGTTTTGATAAAACAAATCAAAACTTTACAGAACTATACAACGGGAAGGTTGATAAGATAACAGGGCAAGGATTAAGTGAAAATAATTTTACTGATTCAGATAAGTCAAAGTTAGATGGAATCGAAGCGGGTGCGGAGGTAAACGTGCAAGCGGATTTTGCGGAAACTGATCCGAGTGCTGATAGTTTTATTTTAAACAAACCTCCCGCGTTATACTCAGCTTTCGGATATTTTCATATTTCCGATTTAGAAACGCAAACAACGCCTTTAGAGTTCTTTTCATCAACACCTTTGCAACTTGCAAATGATAATGCAGGAGCTTTTACAAGTGAAGCACATGCGCCTTATGGAGTACCAAACATTTGGAACACTTCTACAAATAGTTTAGATTTTACGCATTTATCAGTAGGCGATGCTGTTTTAGTTCGTACAGATTTATCGATTTCAACTTCTTCTGTAAATCAAAATTTACAACTTTATATTAAGTTCGGAATTGGGACACCTTCGGAGTATGATTTACTTATAGATAGTTGGAACGAAAAGAGTGTTGTTAATTTTAAGATTTTTCTTAAAGATGTTTCATTTTCAATCGACAATGAAGATTGGAGAACTGCACCCGCAAAAATATATATATTATCTGATGATGATGGAAAGGTTAAAGTTAACGGCTGGTATATTCCTATAATTAGAAAATCGGTTAATATTATTGATATACAAGGTGGCACACAATTCAAAAAGAAATCAGAATCCGCAGCTTACAACGACCCAACATTAAGTGGTACTGATGCTGTTATTTCTTTACAACCTAACGGACAAGGTGTTTATGCTTTTTCAAATGCTGGATTAACTTCTATTGATGGTTTTGGATTGGATTTAATTACAGGAAATCCAAGTGCTGAAACTCCTTATCCTAACAAAGATATTTTGATTTATAATAACAAAGCCACAGACTTAATTCTTAAACACGATGGTTCAGGAACGGCTGATGTAAAATTTCTTTTAGAAGGTGGTGTTGATTTAGTTATTCCTGCTGGTGGTAAAGTGTGGTTGAAATATGGTCTTTCTTACTGCGAATTGATTTTTAAAAGCTGGAATGAAGTTGATTTGTCTACCAAACAAGACAAACTAACTGAAACCAACTTCGGGCAGTTTATGGATGTTGATTTGGCTACTAAAGTAACACCAAGTGTAAATGATACTTTTGTAGGTAGAGATAGTTTGACTAATGAAGCAGTAGAGATTCCATTTAGTACTTTGCAACCTACATTGGGTTATACACCATTACCTACAACAGCAGGTACAGCATCAGGTGCAACATTATCGTTTGTAACTGATAGGGTATATGGTACAATAACATCACCTATTACTGGTAATATAACAGCAGATTTAACAGGTGCACAATTAGGAGTGACAAACATAATCATACATAACTCAGGAACTGCACCAAATTTTTCAAGTGAGTTTAAGAAGTTAAGCGGTAGTGGTAATTATGTTGTTGGTGTAGTAAATTACATCTATTGTACATTCATTACATCAACTGAGATAATATATTCAATAAATCAAAGAACTTAATATGAGTATAAGAAGAATGATGATCTTTACATTAGGAGCAAAAATAAAGAATATTATTAGGGCTTTTAAGACAAGAGTTTTAGCTGATTTTGGTCTATTTGAAGCAGAAAGTTGTTTAGATACACAATTAACTCAATTAGATAATCAAAGTTTATTTGAAAATGCGAGTTTGATAGTTACGCCAAATGGTAGAAAGTCAGGAAAAATATATGCTTTAAAACCTTTTAACGGAAGTGGTGATTTAACAGTAGTAAGAGCTACAAGTGCTACTTATGTGGGTGCTGATGGTTTAATTAAAACAGCTTTAGCAAATGTTCCAAGATTAGACTATTCAAATGGAAGTTGTCCGAGTATATTAGTTGAACCGCAGAGAACGAATTTATTTACATATTCGGAGCAATTTGAAAATGCTACTTGGACTAAAACAAACACTACTGTTACTGCAAACACAACAATTTCGCCTGATGGAAATAATAATGCAGATACTTATAATGTAGTTTCTACAGGTGCAAATTTTATTTATCAAATTCCAAGTTTAACAACAGGTTCTTATAGCATTTCTGTTTATGCAAAAAAAGGGTCTTCTAACATAATAAGATTGTTTAATGTTTCATCAGGAGCATCTGCTGCTTGGTTTGACTTGAATTTAGGTCAAGTTATTGGCACTGTAAATGGAGGTACTGCATCAATAGAAAATTCGGGTAATGGTTGGTATCGTTGTGTTTATAAAGGCACTTCTGTAACTTCAGGATTTACAGGTATTGGATTGTCAGATACTGCTAATTCAGCAACTGCATCTATTGGCTCAAGTGTTTACATCTGGGGCGCACAAATCGAACAAGGTTCAAACGCTACATCATACATTCCAACAGTAGCAAGTGCAGTAACAAGAAATGCTGATGTGATTTCTAAAACGGGTATAAGTAGTTTGATTAATAGTGAAGAAGGTTCTTTTTATGTAGAAGCAAGTTCTTTTGTAAATGGCGGTTCTTTTAGACAATTTGCGTTGTCTAATAACACAAACAATAGTAGGTTAATAATGGCTTGGAGCAGTCTTGCTAATACTTTATTAATTAGATTGGATGTTCTAGGCGTAAATATTGTCAATAATAATATTACTTCTTTTAATCAAACTTCTAATAATAAAGTTTTAATTAAATGGGGTGGTGGAAATTTGAAAACTTTTGTAAATGGTGTTGAAAGATTAAGTTTAACATCTTTAACTATGCCAAATGCAAATTTATTTACAAAATTAGGTTTTGACGGTGGTTTAGGTGCAAATTTTTTTGAAGGAAATGTAAAATCAGTTTTAGTATTTCCAACACAATTAACAGACGTTCAATGTATCGCTTTAACAACTTTATAAAATGAATATATATAAACTTAAATACTCAGACAAAGAAACCGCAATAGCTGATTTAATAGCAAAAGGGGTTTATGTTGAAACAGAAGAAGGACTTATCTACGGAGAAGGTGTGCAAGCAATAGTAGAAATAGGACAGATAGTAGATAAAGAACCTATTTTCGATGCAGATTTTAATATTATTCAAGAAGCTACGTTTTTAGATGGATACCACTTTGACGTAATGAGTGAAATTGAAATTGATTTTGGAGTAAACGAAACTACTCCAACTAACCCTAAACATAGTTTTGCAGGATATGAAGTGGCTAATTGAAACAACTATTGATTTATGAAACAAGAAACAAATTTTTATTTAATAACATTTTTTAAAGCGTTGTTTTTAATGATTGCTACATTTTTAACTCCGATTAAAGGGTTACTTATAATTACAGGAATGGCTGTTTTTTTAGATACGATATTCGCTATTTACACAACGATAAAGTTAAACGGATGGTCAAGTTATCAGAGTACAAAATTATTTAACATAGTGGTTAAAAGCTTCTTTTATCTTGGTTCTATTGTTTTAGCTTATTTCATAGATACGCATATAATTGAAAAGAATACGTTGTTTGGTGTTAATTTACTAATTTCAAAAGCCGTTACGATTTTTTGGCTTTACATTGAGTGTAAGTCGATAGATGAAACATCACAAAAATTAGGCAATAAGTCTTTTTATTTTACGATTAAAAACATAATGACAAAAGCAAAAGAATTAAAAAAGGATATTAACGAAATTAAAGAATAAAGATGCTAAACACTAAACAGATAATCCAAATTTACGGACAACCAAATCAGCAAGGTAGCTATTTGACAACCATACAACTACCTTTTCCAATGCGTTTGGCTTGGGATAAAAAAACATCGGTAACAAAAATGCGAGTTCATAAAAAAGTGGCACAAGATTTTATCAATGTTTTTAATGACTTATTAGCTCATTACGGACTTGCGAAAATTCAAGAACTTGGAATTGATTTGTTTGGTGGTTGTTTTGCTTTTCGTGCAATGCGTGGCGGTTCTGACTATTCAAGACATTCATGGGGAATAGCTATTGATTTAGATCCTGAAAGAAACCAATTAAAAGAAACAAGTAAAACAGCAAGATTTGCACGTCCAGAATACAAACCTATGATTGATATTTTTTATAAACATGGTTTTGTCAATTTAGGAGTTGAAAAGAATTACGATTGGATGCATTTTGAGAAAAACGAATAAAAAAACCGCTCTAATAATAGGGCGGTTTTCTTTTCTAAACTAAAACTATGAAAAAACTAACTAACTTTAAATTTTAATTG